CACCCGCTATAGTGTTTACGAACATAGGGAAGAATGATGCGTAGAAAATAAGTGCTACTTTTGATTCTTCGCCTACTCCGAACCACATTAGAAAGAGTGTCGTCAATGCAATAGCAGGCACAAATCTGAAAAAGCTAAGTATAGGTTCAACGAGCCAGCGTACAGGTCTGAAATTTCCTACAATAAGACCCATAGGAACAGCAAAAATTATTGAAAGTAGCCAGCCTTTTATTACTCTTCCGACGCTTGCAACAATGTCACTCCAAAGAGTTCCGTCTTTGATAAGTTCCTTCATGCTGTCGATCGTTTCCTTTGGGCTTGGAAGAAAATATTCATCATATTTCAAAGATCCTATTCCCCAAAGGGCAATTATTGCTACCCATGATATGATACCACATTTTAGTATCTTCTGTATAGCAGAGGACTTTGTTTTATTATTTTCCATCTTTAATGTCCTCCTTATTAAATGTAGTATAGCTCTGAGTCATCAAGAGCTTTGTTTACGAGAATATTTGTCGTGTTTTCATCAATAGTGTAAAGCTTCTTGATAAGTACTTTTACCTTATCACCTTTTTTCAGACGGGAAGCGTTCAGCGGATATCTGCCTGTTACTGAGATACCGTCTATGGAAGCTTTAACCTCAAAGGCGTTTCCTCTGAATGAAACTTCTTCCACAACGGCATCCTCCATTGAGCTTTCAAACTGGTGATACTCGCTGTCTTCAAATTTGTTTATCTCGATAAACTCAGGTCTGATTATAGCTGAAGTCTTGCCCTCTGCTGTTTCAAAGCCTTTGAGCTTGCTGTAGTCCTCGATAACTGCGGACTGACCGATAAACTGAGCAACAAAAGGAGTTTTAGGTTCAAGGTATATCTCAACTGGATTGCCTATCTGCTCAACTCTGCCTTTGTTTGTGATAACAATTTCGTCTGCGACCTCTATTGCTTCGTCCTGATCGTGTGTAACGAAAATGCTTGTTATGCCTATTTTATCAATAGTATCACGAAGCCATGTTCTCAGTTCTTTTCTTACCTTTGCGTCGATAGCTGCAAAAGGTTCGTCAAGTAGAAGGAGTTCAGGCTGAGGTGCTAGTGCTCTTGCAAGAGCGATACGCTGCCTTTGACCTCCGCTGAGCTGGTCAGGATAACGCTTGCCAACGTCAGGCAAGCCAACAAGTTCAAGAAGCTCAGCCACACGTTGTTTGATAAACTTCTTATCTTTTTTCTGAACCTTCAGACCATAAGCTATATTATCGTAAACTGTCATAAAAGGGAAGAGCGCATAGCTTTGAAAAACAAATCCGATACCTCTTTCATTTGATGGAAGTTTGTTGACATTTTTACCATCTATAATAATATCGCCGCTATCCTGTTTTTCCAAACCTGCAAGCATACGCAGGATAGTTGTTTTACCGCTGCCGCTCGGTCCAAGCAGACCGATAAGCTTTCCCTTTTCAATACCAAAACTTACGTTATCCGAAGCTTTAAAATCGCCAAAGCTTTTATTAATGTTTTTTAATTCTATATACATAGCTGACAACTCCAATTTAGATATATTGCTGTGATAGTTCCAGTGTCAACATCGCTGCATTCGCTTATTGATCTTTGACAATTTAAGCTCCTCACTTTCAATTCATATCAAGTTGATATGATTAGTATGCTTTTATTATACATGATTTTATGGAAATGTCAATAGTTATGAATGATTTTCGTGAAATCATACATATATGATAGGAATACTTTATTATTGTTGTACATTTTATTCATAACTAACATATGTGAGAAATATGATATACAGAAATGTTTGATAATACTCTTGACAAAGTGCGTAAATAGTGATATAATCACTATATTCATAGTAAAACTATATGAATAATATAATATATATTGGAGGAAATAAAAAAATGCTTACAGAACTGACAAACCAGAATTACAACGAGCTGATATCAGCAGACAAACCGCTTGTTATAGAATTTTACTCACCTACCTGTGTTCACTGTAAAAGAACAGAGGCAGGGCTTAACGAAGCTGCAGAAGAGCTTGGAGAAACCGCTATCATAGCTAAGTGTGATATCACATCTCAGCCAGATCTTGCGAAGAGATATGACGTTACAGCACTGCCAACACTCCTTTTTATAAAGAATGGTGATATCAAAAACAAGCTTGAGGGTTTTACACACAAGCTGATAATTCTTGACAATATTAAGAGATTATAAAAAATCAGTCCGATGTTTTGAGCATCGGGCATTTTTTTGAGCAAAAGGTCTTGACAAAGTAGGGAGTTTATGATAAAATAATAATGTTGTTTTGTATGCGGGTGTGGCGGAATTGGCAGACGCGATAGATTTAGGTTCTATTGGCAACACCGTGCAGGTTCAAGTCCTGTCACCCGCACCATATGAAAAACCGCTTGTTTACGTCAAATGGCGTAGATAGACGGTTTTCTTTATATTATAAAATGCTAAAATATGCGTAAAAATGATAAAATATTAGCCTAAACGATAAGCATATGACACGAAATATGACATGACCGCAGCTGATTTAATATCACCTGCGGTCATTCTTCTACATTATTTGTTATTTTCCCATGCGAGTTTTTCGAGTTCGTATTGTGAACGGATACGAGGAACTGCCTCTCCCCTATACCAGCGTCCCACAATGGTGCTAGAAACTTCTAGCTTGTCGGCTATTTCCTGCTGGGTAAGACCTATTCTGTCAATGGTTTTTTTGGCGTTAAAATCTCGCTGAGCATTAAAATATCCGAATTGAGTTGACCGAACAAACGATAATGTCAGACGATTTTCTTGACAAGCTGGGCGCTATAAAAAATATGACAAACTGGTACTATAGTGGACGGCAAGTGTATCTATTTGATGATGATTTTGCCAGTCTGCTGAGTGGTCAGGGCACAGCCGATTTGAAGATTAGTGCAGACGTTTTCAAGCAATTGCCATGCAACTGTTTTTACGTTCAGCGAAAATACAAAAATAGTGTGGGGTTCTTTTTCGACTTGCAGGGTGACCGAATGACAATGACAGAATATTTTTTTGACGATACCGAAAAAGACTACTATTCGGAATCAATCGCTATAGAATTGCAGTATGATATGACAGTTGAAGACCTGATATATAAAATTCTAGGCAGCTATGCCAAAAAAGACAAGGCAGGCACTAAGGCAATGATATGCGACATAGCCGAAAAATTGCAGTTCATTGTATACTTATCAGCCGTAAACGCAGAAATCGCACCCATAACAAAACATCAGGCGCAGAAGAAATCCACCGCACAACGTCCTCAGAAGCCGTCTGCACAGCCACAGAAATCAGCCATAGCCAATGTAGGATATAGGATAGGCGTCGCTGTCCGCAAGCATAGGCAGGCTGAGAACGCTGTCGGCGGTCAGCACAGCCCACAAGGTCACAGCGCACCGAAAGCACCGCACATCAGGCGTGCACATTTCCACGGCTACCATACCAACAACGGCTATCAGGTAAAATGGTTGTCTACAATATTTGTAAACGCTGAGCGTGACGACGGAGATATCAGTACCGTTCATAAGGTTTTACAGTAGCACTTATATCCGCTCTGCACGGATTGTATAAAGAATGAAAAAAAGCCGCCAGGGCAAACGCTCTGACGGCTAAATTTATGCGAATTTTATACGAAATTTATTCGACTATTTTTTGATTTTTTCACGCAGTTTCTTGATGAACTTCTTGCCAGCAATGCCGTTCGGCCTGTATCCCCATGCTTTCAGCCTTGCATTGATAGCACCGATAGTGCCCTTGCCGATGATTGCATTATCGTCCAGCTTTGCACCGTCAAGGATTAGCAATTGTTTCAGGGCATACGACCCGTCTGTGCTTGCACCTTTCTTATATCCTTTTGTTTCCAGCGTAGGCGGATTGATAACGCTCTGATTTTTCGGGCGGAGAACGCCCAAGACATGGTTATAGTTGTGATAGGTTCTTGTACATGGGTCATTTTTGCCCAGCCAGTTCTGATCGTAGCTGTAGAAATATTTTGTGTTACCCTCGCCTGTGGCTATGGCAACATGACCGATACCGCCGTTCAGACTACCGCCCCACACAACGATATCACCCTTTTTCGGAACGAATGACGGCGTGTTTTTAATTCTGGTAAAATAGCCCTTGACCGCCTGCTTGTCGAAATCTTCGTAAATCTGTCTGGCATACAGACCTGTGAACATACCGCACCCGACAACGTCCCGGTTGAACTGATTCGCCAGGTCAAAACACTGCACACCATACGCCTTGTCGAAATTAATGCCCTTGCCCTTGTATTTTTTTACAAATTCATCAAATGTCATTGCCATAATTAGTCCTCCTTATCTTTGAAAACTCCAAATTTTGCCACGATTTTGTTTATCCAGTGCGCCTGCGGATTGATTTCACCATAGTTTTCCAGTATAGATACAATTTCCATTGCGAAAATATATCCAAACACGGCTAGTGCGGTTATCGTGCCTGCAATGCCTGCCAGTTCGCTATGCCCGTAGTAGTGACCTAACTGTTCAAAACCGATTTCCGAACCGATAGCCACACCCATGACGACTATTTCGGCTAACTTGTTCAGACCGCCTTTGCGCATTTTTGACGAACGAACGTCACCCTTGCAGTAGGCCTTTATCCAGCCTGTGGCAAAATCGGCAAAGGCAAGACCTATAACAATCATCAGCATTATTATGTATTTCACTTTACAACCTCGCTTTCATACTTTTCCCCAGTGATTTCCTCGTACTGCTCAGGGGTTATCTTCCCCCTGTCGGCAAAATCCTTGACCTGCTCAGCGGTGTACAACCCTAAATCATACAACCTCTTGACTTTTCTATACATTGTCGTCACTCTCCTCAATCAGCGTGTCGGTCATCAGTGCAGTGTACAGCACCTGTGCTTCCAACTCATCAACCTTTGTAACCTTCTTTGGTTGGAAGTCTTCTTGTGATAACCCTAGCTTCTCCATCATTTTTCTCTGTAAATCAGTCATGTTGTACCTCCCACTTCACTCAGTTTGACGATGTATTCTTCTTCGCTTGGCACTGGTATTCTGTAATCGTCATTACCACCCTTGAATGTCACTGAACCGCCTGCTTCGACTTCTACGTTTCGCAGGAAATCATCGGGTATCAGGGCTGATATGTCTGTAATTATAGGGTTCGCTAGTTCGTAGTGCAGAATTACACCCTGCATTGCCTGTTTGAAAGTTGTGGCATCGGTGTAGGCTGTGTTCCGTATAGTTATATAATCATTTGTTGTTTTTACTGCAGAAACCTTCATATTATCGGTTTTAGTTGTTATATCATTAAAACAAACTGCATCGTATTTTGCAACGATTATATTTGGAACGATTCCGAACGATTCAGAAAATTTTCCTGTTATACTATCAGCAATCGCATAGAATCGTTGCTGTTCAGGTCGATATGACCACTCCAGCGTCCCTAAATCAACGCTGTTCACGCACTGAACGTATTTTTTATTTTCATAATCGACATAGTTCTTAGCCGTTCCTGCCGACCAACCATAGCCAGGCAGATTGCGGATTGCCTCTGGAATTTGGTAGGCGGTCTGATAGAATGGAGAATAATTGGTAGCGGTATCACCATTTTCTAGCTGCACGTCATAAAACGTAGACGCTAGACCGCATAGCGACACAAAATCAGTAGTTGCTGTAAAAGTAACTGTTTCCTGATATTCTGTGTTTGCTACCGTACCTACCACCTTTTTTATCAGCGAACTATCATCTGCATATGCTGTGTTTTTTCCTTTTTGCAATGACCACCGCAATATACCTTGACTAGTTGAAATACTTTTTGTTTTTAATGACAGCGTATACTTATTGCCGACAATAGTCGGAATATTTAGGATAGTTGTCAATAATTGTTTCGTGTAAATAACACCATTTTCAACCTTGTTTACATTCGCTCCATGATAGGTTTTGTCAGTATAATCAAACAAATTTTTCCCCTGCTGCATAATGCTCTCTGTACCTGCACTAACAATTTCCCCGTCAATGACCTCAGAATGACCGCCTATTGACTTCACGCTCATCAGCTTCGCACCAGTCGGAATAGTCTTGGCATATGCCGTTTCACTGTCGGTTTCAAACCTATGCGTGATACCATGACCTATATCATACAACGCATTTACTCTGCGTTGCAACTCTTTGTCCGTCAGCTTTACGTTAGCTATTTCTGCCGCGTTCTCAGCGATTTTTCCGACCGCTGTTACATAGTCATCTGGCAAACTATCAGCTACAGACTGTGCTTTCTGTGCGGCAGTCTCAGCGGCTGTTCTGTCCTCTGCGACCTTAGTGGCTATCTTTTCCATTTCCGCTTTATCGTATAAAATCACCGTTTTATCATCAGTGATATATACGATTGTTCCGTCTTTTATAGTGGATTTATCAACGGCTTCCCACTCAGCTTTTGTGCCAATCCACTTTTCGCTTTCAACCTTATTACCTAATTCGGTAACAGATTTTTTAGCATTAGCCGCCATACCTCTGGCAATAATATCTGTAGCCATAAATCCACCTCCTTAATATGTTATAGTTCCCCAAATTTTGTTTACACCCTTGACATTTTTAACAGTTACGCTATAGTAGCCACTAACATCTCCTGCATAAACATTTTCCGTTGTAATCGTATCAACTGTTGAGAAGTCACTTAGATCGACCATCATAAGCACTTCCTCTGCACCATTCTGAGTCAGTTTTCCTACAACCTGAAAACTGCCAGTTCCCGAAGCCTGTACTTTAAAGTCAGCACCAATGCCAACTTTCAGCTCAAAAGCTTTTCCATTTTCGTACAGGTTTCCGTTTGTAGCACAATACGCCATAAATCATCTTCCTTTCATATAACTAAAATATAACAAGGGCGAAGCTGTGTTACCTCGCCCTTTAATAATGATATTACTTAATAGCGCTCGCAAGCTTCTTAATAAACTTCTCGCCTGCAATACTATTCTGCTTATATCCCCACTTCTTCAGCAGAGCATTAACAGCCTTTTCAGTACCGTCACCAAAAATACTGTTCTCGTCAAGTGTGACGTTATGAAGTTTTCTTGCCTTGGCTATAATGAGCATTTCTTTTAATGCAAGTACGCCATTGGTCTTATTGCCCTTTTTATAACCAGACTTTTCAAGTGTTGGCAGTTCCTTTGTCTTTTGCTTTTTAAAACCATTAAGACCTTTTTCTTTTATAATTGCAGTAAAATCTTTATAGGCATAATTGCAATCACAGTTTCCGTTTACACCTGAAACCGAGCCTTTACTTGTGTACTGCCACATACCATAGCTACCACTGTATGAAGGCTTTGACTTGTCAAATTCAGCAAGCCATATACAATATTTGTTTTTACAATCGCTAGGAACTTTACTGTTAAGAAAAGCAGCATAGCTATAAAGCATAACATAGTATTTTTTCTTTTCACAATAACCGCAAAAAGCATTAATTATACTACCTATAGTAGAAGCCGATAAATCATACTGTGAACTATCTTCTATATCAAAAGCGATAGGCATTTCAAAAGTTTTGCCCTTGATTGCTTCAAGAAATACTTCAGCTTCTAATTCGGCATCTGCTGATGTTAGAGCATATGAATACCAGTAAGCACCTACTTTAAGCCCTGCTGACTTAGCTTTCTTATAGTTAGTTTCAAAGCACTCATCTTTTTGATCGATATATTTGCCGTAGCCTGCGTTTATCATAACAAAGTCATATCCTGCCTTTTTTACTTTGTTAAAATCTACATTAGTACCCTGCCAATGTGAAACATCTATACCTTTTATTGTTGTTGCCATATTTATCTTCCTTTCCAATTAATCTTCCTTTACAGGCAGCTTGTTCAATTCGTCCACACAGTTATGTACAAAACTATTGCCACCAATAGACGAATAGCTTTCGTATAGCCTTGCGAGATTTTCCTTTTCATATAATGAAATACTATTTTCTTTCATTCTTGAATTGTAAATCACTAAAATCGAATTTCTTAACGTAGCTTGCAAAGCCAAACTCTGTTTTTGTAGTTCGGCTTCCATGCCCTTGTTCTGTTCTACCTGTCTTTCCACTAATGCTGTTAGTTTATCTATTTTTTTATTTAGATTATCTTTGTCACTTGTTTTTGAGATCCACCCTACAAATCTATTTCTTATTGGTTTAACAATAATTGTTATCAATGCTAAAATGGTTGTAATACTTCCACAGTAGGTAGCAATTTCCTTAACTGCGTTCATAATTACTCACCGCCATTCTTAACCTCATTAATAAAATCTGTAAGTGATTTATAATTCATATCCTTAACAGCACTTTCAAGCAAGATAACAAGCTCTACATCAGAAATCTTGACACCCTTTTCTTCGAGCAAAGTAAGCATAGTTTCTTTAGACCTTTCAAGCTTTTCTGTACCGTGAACGTCTTTATAAATCTGTTCTATGTACTTAACTGTTGTAGCCGCTACATCTTTCTTAATGCTGTCATTTGCGATTTTTGTATACTTCGATTTTACAAAGCCTACAATAGCCGTCATAACCGCTGTTAAAATTACAGGTAAATACTCTGTAATCATCTGAGTAATAATCTCTTTCATAACTTTTCCTCCAATAATAAAAGAAGGTTGTTAGCCCTCTTTCTATTTCAGTATTATTTTTATATGTGTTTCATCAATACGTTTGATAACCCTATAACCACTATCCGACTTGGTTGCCACGCCATTCACACTAGCCGTACAATATCCGTTGACCTCACACGTTCCGTCATCTTGAGCTACTAATTGTCCCAATAAGCCAACTTTGTCATACTCTTTTCTTGCCCCACGAGGGATATATTCAAGCGTATCGTTATAGTTTTCGTTCAAGATAAGATTGTGTGACTCGTCATAAATCAACCGTCCATAAACATCTGTTTTATACTTATCATGCCAATCTAATTCGGCAGAGTTACCAACAATAGATGGGCTGGCTGATATAACACCGAGTATATAATCGTCTTTATTTGCAAGCTTGATTTTATCACCGTCAAGCGTAACGAATAATCCGATCCTATCTTGATTGTCAACATTTCCGTCAAGCCATTCAAAATATTCGGCATAGTCAGCACCAATAGTTTTATACGCACCGCCAGCATAAACATTGCCCGAAAAATCTACTTGCATTGCAGAGTTTTGACTTGCAGAACCATTTCCTATATTAAATAGTATGTCAGCGTTTTCTGAGCTTTTATCAGTTCGTTTTGCATTGACACCTATAACGGTTTGGTTATCTGCTGTAGCACGATTATGTGAGCCTGCAACGAAACAATTATCATAATTTATAATTTCGTTATTATATCCAAACACGGCATTACATTTTGCCATTTGGTCTTTAGTTTTGTCGCCCTTAACAGTATTCAATGTGCCAACTACAATACTATCAGCTACACCCTCTAGCATATTATTTATACCATTAACATATATATCACGAGAATTGGAAATAGTATTTTTTGCACCACTACAATCAATCGCTATGCTATATTCAGACGTATTCCACATACCGCTGACGTGATTAGAAAACCCACCAACGCTAGTATTATTAAAACCTGTTAAGGAATTTAAACTGCTATTTCCACGAGCATAGTTTACCAACATACGCAGTATGCTATTTGTTTTCATTTCTGAAAAATCAATATAATTATTGCTGTCATAACTATAGTCGTAGCAGTGGTTTGCTTGACCTTCAAGATGGTTATAATCGCCATGAGCAATATTTTCAAGATAAATAGTAATCTGTTCTGTTCCATCAGGGCCTATAGTATAAAAATAAGAACTGCCATAATAATTAAACTTTTCTGAGATGTGTCTACTACCACTACTATCAACATATTCAACAAATCGCCCTACACTAGAATTTTGACTTCCTAGAGGTACGGGCTTGCCATTCCTGATAGCAATGTAGCCAGCGTTTATACCGCCACCACGGAAATAGATCCACACACTATCTCCCATGCTTAAAATCTCACCTGATTTATTCAAGAAAGATTTTTCAGCACCATTATACTCTAATAGCGAAACAACAGCCGTGCAGTTTGTAGAGTCGTAGCTTTTAACTGTTCCATAGGTATAACCAAGTGTTTTTTTATTATCTTGACTTTCCTTAATTAGCTTATTCATTTTAGACATTCCACGCACCGCCTTTATGAATAATCAGCCAAAACCATTTTACAGTTACCTACATAATTAACACCATTCATTGTAAATTTTACAACAGTTCCGTCAGCAGGAAATACACTACTTTGCCCCATATAAACATAGAATATTCCGTCAGTTTTAGCAGCGTACTGACCCTCAATTGTACTGTTCAATGGTATATTAAAATCAACTTGTGGTACAAGGTTCGTACCGCCATTGTGTAAACTTTGACTAAACATATTATACAAGCTTGCCATTTTGCTTCCTTGATGACCTGAGTTTGACGTTGGTGTAAAGAAACCTGTAATTTCTGTATTGTCAGATAACTTTCTCATTTTTGCAATAGCCCCACCTAATACATAGTCATTATCTCCACTTTTAAACAAAATCAACATTCCCCGACTTGTAGTATATAACATGACACTATCAAACTTGCTATAGGTAAAGCTGACATAATCAGCATATGGTGACGTTTGGGAAGAGTCATATTCACCACACCCAGCCCAATAACGTGACTTTGCAGGATCAAACATTATTCTAAAGTACGTTGTATTATCAATCCAAAATGTCAAAGTGTTATAATCGGTGGACTCACTGTCAGGATAATTTGTTTCAATTTTGCTCCAAGTCCACTTATCTTCAAAAAATATTTTAAGGTCTGCAAACACGGTTTCTGATGAAGTTTGATTTGGTATGCAAGTATAAGTATTTATCATTAATTATCACCGTCCAATTCTGCATTACCGCTTATTCCAATAGCTCCACGAGCGTTAGTGTTTGTTTCATTCATATCAACATAATTGATGTTATGTTCTATACAGTATTTTACAACAGGCAAACAATTTGCGTTTGTAGTATCTGTTATACCATTTCCATATGCGAAAATAGTTCCGACTTGTACATTATCAAGGGTACTAAAATCGGTCATAGTTAAATTATTATATTTCCCAGTTTCTGTGTTGAAAGAAGTATGGAAAATAATTTGACCTACACTTTGACATTTGATTGAGCCGTTAGCTAAAATGCAACCATTTGGAATAGAAATGCTGTTTACAAAAGTAACCTGAATGGCATTGCTCATGATTTCCGTTGTACCATTTGCTACTACAATATCTGATTTACTCATTGAAACACGGCAGAGTTTGTTCCCTTGGTAGAGGTTATTCTCAACGACTTTGAAAGTAGTATTAGAACTATCCACAGTAAACTTGTTTAACTTAGGACAATTATTAAACCCTGTAAAGCTAGTCAAGGAAGCTCCAATAACAACCGTTGTTAATGCAGAGCAATTATTCACGCCCGATACAGACAAAGCCATACTTGGAATATAAAATGTTGTAATAGCATTATTATTTAAACCACCAATCTCTTTTACTTTTCCGTCACTCATGAATGACAAACTTTTCAATTTAGGGCAGTTATTAAATCCATTAACTATTTCACAAGAACTTTCAATTCTTAGAGTTGTCAGATTAGACATATCGTTGCAACCCTCAACGTCAACTACATAACCTGTAGCCGCCGATATTAAAGAAGATAAGTTATTCATGCAGTTCTCAGGTATAACTTTTAAGCTTGTACTATTTGTCATTGGCAATTTTGTCATATTAGGCATATTACAAAAAGCTCCGTCCTCAAGCGTAATACCGTTACTGTCGGTCACATTACCATAAATTACAACATCAATCATATTACCACCATAGCCATTAAAAGCGTTTTTAGGTATTTTAGTAGTACAATTACCCGATTGAAAGTCTAAACTCAGATTTATGTTTGCTGATGTATTACTTCCAAAACCATCGGTATCGTTAATGTTAGTAGACCGCCCAATTTGTATACTTTGAAGCCTAGATAAATCTCCCTCAATACCTTTGCCCATAAGATAAAATCTTCCCTGCACTGTTGCGGGATAAATAACTAAACTTGTTGTTTCTTTATTTACATACACTACACATTTATTTGTAGTTGCCGCTTTGATGTTTAAGTTTCCAACAACATGACATCCTTTTAGTATCTCGTTTTGTTTTATTTCTTCGACACCTGTTTGCTTATCAACTGAAACCATTGGTGTGAAATTCAAGGTGTAAGGTAGTTCCAAACCATTAACAAATGTGCTATTAGCAAGAAACGATTCAGGGTGTGAAATATCACAGTATGCTACAGGAAATGTAATCTTGGTAAGCTTTTTACAACCTGACAACACACCCTTACTGGTCAAAATATTTGAAAGATTAGCAGGGAAAACAAAGTCTGTCATATTTTCAAATCCGTTTCCCATAGGTGAAGTAAGGTAGGTAGCTTTTACTTTGGAACAATCTATCTTTGTGGTTGTTTCTTTGTCAAAAGCATTGTCAAAGTTAGTTAAATCATCACTCTCAGACACAATAGTTGTATTGTGTGTACCCAAAGAATAATTCTTTTTAAATGTTGAAATTGTGTTTGTGTTACGTCTGGCTACTTCGTTGTCATCATAACGTATCAAGCAACGTGACGGTGACATAGATTGAAATTCTACCGTACTATCTGCCGACAATGTATTGGTAACTGTAACTTCATTTCCTGTTATCCATTGAGCTATCAATGTTGTGTTGTTGTTTGGTACAGTGTACACGTCACCATAATTATATTTATTGCCTTGACTATCCGTCCATGCGAGCAATTTATTCTCGTTATACATATCCCCACCTTGTAAAACGATTTGTTTATTAGGGGTTTGGTTAATACTTTTATAAGTGATAGTGTTTCCATCTTTGTCCTTGCCACCATTCGTGTTATAAGATATTGTCACTGTATCACTTAAAGTTTCACAGTAAATCGAAATACAGTCCGTATCAAATGGCAGCCATTGTAGATTAGTGGCTT